AATGTGCCAGCGGCGCCAGAACTCCGTCACCGATTTTGAGATATATGGGAAACGGAAGTTTACCGGAATCTGGAATCCCAACATTTTTCCAAGTCCGACCGCCATCATCGAATATCCCGCAAAATCAAAATACAGCTCCATGGAATATGCGACCGCACCCAGCCATGCCAACGGCGTTGAGATACTGTTAAACCCAATCGTCTGCACGTTGTTCCACAACATTCCCACCCGGTCAGCGATAATGACTTTGGATCCGAGTCCGATCACAAGGATACGGACGCCACTCTCAAAATCCCGTGCTGTCACCGTCCTTCTTTTCAGGCAGCTGCTCACCTCGGTATAGTTTACGATTGGTCCGGCGATCAGCTGTGGAAACATTGTCAGATAGGTTCCAAGGTTGACATAAGATTTTTCTGCCGGGACAATGCCACGGTACACATCGATCACATACGCTGCGATCTGGAAGGTGTAAAAACTGATCCCCAGCGGCAGCTTCGTGGTCAGACCGCTGTATTTAAAGAAAAAGAGCATTCCGAAATTGTAGCAAAGCGCCAGAATAAGCAGTACTGCCTGTCTTCTGCCTCTTCCGTCCTCCGGTGTCTTATACATGCTGCGTGCGATCACATAGTTCACCGTGACTGACGCTAACAGCAACAGGACATACTGCGCCTCTCCATAGGTGTAGAAGGCAATGCTCCCCAAAAAGAGTACTGCGTTGCGGAACTTCTTCGGTGTGATAAAATATATGATTAAAAAAGCCGGCAGAAACCGGAACAAAAATTCAAAACTGCTAAATACCATACGTAATTCTTTCTCTCATTCTCCTGCTTGTGCTGCACGATCAACGTACTTTTCTGCAGAAACTCTACCTGTTTTTCACAAAAATAACTGTCTGTTTTCTTTTTTTTATTATATGCACAGACTGTTGTTATTATAGATGAAAAAAATAAATATTACCATATGATTAATTTTAAAAATATATTAAATTTTTCCTTTTACAATATGCTGATTTTACTGATGTTTCAGAAAAATTGTTACTAATTTGTTACTAATACATAAAAAGAATTACCAATTAAAAATAATAAATACGGACACGAAAACAGCCGGCAGATAAGCTCTACCGGCTATGGTTTTACGCTTTTACAATGGCAGCATCAAATCCTGCTGCTTTCAATTTTTCCTGCAAAGCAATAGCATTTGCTTTGTTGCGATACGCTCCGACCTGTACACGATAAATAGAATCTTTATCACCTACGCTTGTCTCTGATCCAGAAGTTGCAGCATCGTCATCAGATGTGTTATTGGATGGCTCAATGTACTGCTGCCCTGTGATTCCATACACGATTGCTGTTGCCATGCTCTTATAATCATACAGTGCCACATCATCCTTATCATCCACGAAACAGCACTCGATCAGCATTGCAGGTGCTTTCGTCTTACGGAGTACATAAAGCTTCTGGTTGACTTTTACACCCCGGTTCTTAAATCCAAGCTTCGCAATTTCCATAGCAACGCTCTGCGCATAGTTTTTGGATTTACTGTTGTCGCTGTAAATATATACTTCTGTTCCGGTTGTCTTGCCATTTCCGGTATCATCCTTTGCACCAGCGTTGAAATGGATTGATACGTCCAGATCTGCCGTATGAGCATTACACTTATTTACGATGTTACAAAGTACGTTATTCGCACTTTTGCCATTTTCCACAGTGCAATCATAAACAGTATGTCCTAACCCATTTAACTGTCTGATAACCTCATTTTTTACATTTCTTGCTTCTGTGGATTCCTGGATGATTCCGATAGCTCCACACGCTACTTTTCCGTCCGGGTTGTGTCCGGCATGTACATTAATAATCATTCTGTTTTTCCTCCCTTATCGATATACTGTTTGAATAACTGATGTAAGCCTGTACTTGCCAAACCACTAAAAAGACCACTTAAGATGATTGCAGGTTCGATACTCCATCCATTCATCCAGACTGCCAACAGCACGCCAAGTACTGCGCACACTGTAGGGATGTACTTGTTATCCACATCCTTAATCCATTTCTTGATTACATAGCCTACGCACAAGCAGATTCCCACAATCACTGGAATCATGTACTCACTTAAAAATCCTAAATCTGTCATACTGCCTCCTTCTGCTTCAAATGAAGCGCTTCTATTTCATTTTTCATTTTTGTGATCATACCGTTACCGCCAAGAGCATGGTATGCATCATACATCTCCATAAAGTTCTGATACGCATAGGATGGTATCTCTCCAAGTTTCATGTACTTATCATGGTACTCGATCAACTGCACCCGGAGCAGAAGCATTGTTCCTCTGCTATTTGCATCTCTGTCTGATTTCTGGTTCTTAAGCAGCCAGACGATATAACCCATAATGGCAGTTAATATGATTGGCAATGCTATTGTGTATGTGTTTGTTAAAAATTCCGTCAATGTCCTGATCTCCTCTACTTATTCATGCCTTAATTATAAATCCATTGCGTTCTACATTTGTGCCAATTTACAATACAAAAAGCGCCGGAAAATTAATCTGATAGACTAATCATTCGGCGCTACGGCACTGCTTTATTTGGTTGACATTATTATACACCACAATTCATATAAATCAAATCCTTTTAAATCATCTACACTCATTTAAAACCATAATTCTGTGATTTTAAGAAAATGTACCGATTTTGCGAATTTACATTATCAAGCTATTGAATTATAATTCTAATTTTATAGACCACGAACCAGAGTAAAAAGCAAAATTTACTTGCCGATAGCCAGCCACTGTACATAATTATCAGTATAATCTGGTGCGTAGAAATCCAATGAAACATTTCCACCGGAAATTCTTACATTTTTAAAGCTGTTATCGCGTCCATCATCATCGTCAACACCGTCCCAACATCTTATCTGAAGAGCGATTATCGTTGAAAAGCCAGTATTAAATGAGGTGTGACGCCACGTTTCACCATTCAAACCTGTGTTATAGTTACCGGATTTATAAGTCACTTTGTTAGCATCATACTGAGCCTTTGTGTACAGCCCATAGGAATTTGGAGAACCAATTACATCGTTCCTTCCTTGAGTTCTACCATCCTCATATCTTTTAAAAGGGATAACTGTATCTGCACCATCCTTTATATATCCATAGTTGCCGGACGAATCAATTCCAAACTTGATTTTTCCATTAGCTAAACTCTGAGAGACATCCTCTATCGCTTCTTTATTATTGACTATCGCTCCGGTCACGGTACCGTCCCCGATTTTTGATATATCCGCACTTCCAAGCTTCGCAATAACACCGGACGTTTTATCAACAACCCAATTCAAAGCATTGACAAGATTAGTTTTCACTTCTGTTTTTAAAGATTCCAACGTTCCGATCTGCTTTTGTAAATTTCCGGCTGCATCCTCAGATAACTGACCTTTTATATCATTGAACCATTTTATAAAATCTGCCTGCTCCGATGCTTTAAATCCGGCAAGATCAGCTTGCACTTGCTGGTATAATGTTGTTGTATCAAATTCGCTGATTGCCGATATAATGCCGCATCTTGCAGATTCATAACGTGTGTCCGTAATTCTCTGATTGGAAATAGCGGAAGAATTTTTATTTATAAATAAATCTGCTAATCCTAATTCCCAAATTGATTCTGTTCTTGTAAGCTCTGGTCTTAAAGGACTTGCTGCAGGTATGCCCTCTACAATATATAAATCACAGATTCTCTCCGAATCATTATCGTTCCATCTTAAGACTACAGTATCAATTCGATCATAATTAGAATCTGCTGCCTGAATTGCAAGCGTCCGCTGATTTTCTTCCAGTTTCAACCCTCCTGCACAAATTGCAAAACCAGGATTAACAACAACATTCATTCCACTACCTGCTTCGACTTGCAGATTGGTAGATGGGTTTGGTAAAATGCCATCCGTTAATAATTTGGCTATCAGTTTTCTGAGTGGTGCGGACGTAATCGCACGATCATACACCGGTGTTCCATCACTCTCAAATGTGACATGTGAATCAAAAGGAAATCCTATCATAATTTTTGTCCTCCTCTATCTTTTTAAAATTATTGGTGTACCAAATTCCATTGTCATGCTCCACTGTCCAGATTTCATAACCTCATAACAGCCAATTAATCTAGCTTGAGCCGACAAATCCATTTCCGGAATTTCTATGCTGCACAAATCTCCTAAATCAAAATCTGTTCTGTATTCGTAACTACTCTCCATTGCGTCAAATTCAACATTAATAATTTTAGGATATCCGGTTAATGCATTTAGTGCCTCATTATCCATAGCAACAGCCAAGTCGCTGCTTGTATACTCATTTCTATTTAACGTGGAACTATTTGACAAAAACCAATACTCATCATCACCAGACGCAGCATTGAAAGTAGCTCTCGAAACATAAGTAGTAACATCATTATCTGTTTGTTCATTTGTATTTAGGCAGGCATTTTTGTATTCTGTATCATCAATCAAAATATTTGGGTTCTTTATATTTCCGTATTTTGTTGAAAAAATAATCGGATTATTTCCATCTGCATTATTTTCCGTCCGGTCAAAGCCACTCCATACTTCAAATTTTTTATTACTTTCCACGAAATCGTAAAGTACTCTATAAGACATACCTGATGGTTTTAAGATGTCATAGATCTTCCATCCGAGTAATTCTCCGTTGCGATAATGCACAGAATCTTTTCCTCTTCCAAGCGATATACCTGAAATAATATTTAGATTAGAACTTGCACTTGCGGTAGTTAACTTTTTAAAGGCATTGAAAAAGGCATATGCCACATCCTCTGCTTTTCCACTCTGAAATGGCCAAGAAGGAGCATTTATCACATTTGATGCACCGTTCTGAAATACAACATGTCTGTCTAATGTTTTTTCCATGAAATACCCGCTCAACTGAATATATTTATACTGCTGTTGCCGGACGTAATTTATTTGTGTTATCTTTCCAAGTTCTGGTCTGTCTTTTGTGTAAATATACCTCATGGACGAATTATACTGCTCTATCGGAATCTGTATGGAGAACGTTCCAGCTTCGTGGAATTTCCTGCTCCATTGTAAATTTGTTGACCGTATTAATGACACTATCTGATAATTTTTATCTAGTGCGATCGTATTAAAGCCTTTCATGATCCCTCCTAAATTGCCCCATAAAGTTTATTATAATAAATTGAAACATTCATAAGATTGCTTCCGGTGTCTGCGTCAAAAGAAATTTCAGAACTTCCAACCGGAAGCTCCATATCATCAAATGCTGATGTTCTATCACAGTGTCCTATAAAATTAACACCGTTCTTTTTTACCGTTGGTGGATTCTGTGTGAAATCAATAATAATAACATCATTTGCTTTCATATTATCCAGAACTCTGACATAGTTATCATTAATAATGATTTTAGGATTCACAACATCCCCATTTGCTGATATCACTGCTTTGCAGTATGTCTCTACATCTCCATCATTGTCGAGCAGCACTTTTTTAGCAAAATTGAATTTACCACCAGTGATTCCCTTTGGCGTGCCACTTGTTATACTGCACAAATATGGAAATCCACACATTCCGACCACAGAAGCAATATTTTTGCCAAAATTATCATAACTTTTAAAAAACGGATTTGGACTTAACAATGTAATGCTCATTTCCATCGCCCGGTTTACATTTTGAGATGGAATGCTAAATTTATAAATTTTACCTTCCACCCATCTGGTGATGCCCATGTATGTTATATACATTTTATAATCGAATTTAGGATTAAAAAATGATATTGCACTCTTCCTCAAAGCATCATTCAGATATGGATTTCGTGAAATAGCAGTCACAGTCCTATCTTTCGGTGCGATTCTGTCAGAGACAATGATTCCGCCATCTCCCACGGCATTATCTACCGTGGTGATGTCGTTTTCATATGAACCAAATCCATCCAAACCTTTTGATGGAATTTTCCAATCTGTTCCATCTATTAAAAATTCTCTCTCATCACTTCTCACAAAGCGAATACACACTTTAGTATCCATACGCGCCCCTCATTAATCCCTGTTTACTTTCAACTCTTACTGCTCTTGCAAGCTCATCTGGTGTTGAAATCTGCTGATTAACATTAATTGTCTGATTGAAGTTTCCTAATCCGATGCCAACACCTTTACCACCCGACATTCCAGCACTTACCGTTGAAATGCTTGCATTAATGTTCTTTGTAATACCGTCTGTGCTCATAAGATCCTGTATACCATCATCAAAACCAGCAACACACATCTCACCCAGATATTTAAACTTACGCGATGGTGAATGGATTCCAAGGGCATCTTTTGCAGCATTAAACAGATTTGTCGCAAGATTTTTTACATTTCCGGTCAACCAATCCCAGCCCGCTTGTATTCCGCTCCAAATTCCATCAATAATATTCTTACCGATACTTCCCCAATCCATCTCTTTAAAATTGTTTACAAGGCTAGTAAACAATTTCGGTACGGCTGCCAACAATTTTGCTGTGTTTGAAATCATAAATTCTGCCAATTTTACAAGGATATGAACAGCAGCCTTTAATAACTGCGGTGCATTTGAAATTAATGCCGATACCAACCGTGCAATGATAATTGGTGCAGCCTCTAACAATTTTGGAAGTGCATTTAAAATTCCATCCACCAACGAAACCAGCAAATTAATACCAGCCGTGATTATATTTGTCAGTGTACCAGGTTCTGTTATCGCCATTGCTAATGATATCACAGCATCAACCCCAGAAGATAATAAATCAGGCAGTTTTTCTGCTATACCATTCACAAGATTAAGCAATATCTCACTACCACTACTGAATACAGAATCCGCATTATCGGTGATTCCTGATATTAATGTTGTGATTATGTTATAAGCAGCCTCTCCAAGCATTGGAAGCAGTGATAAAATTCCCTCTGAAAGCGTATTAAGAATTTCTGCCCCACCACTCAAAAGTTCCGGTAAATTTTCGTTCAAGCCAGTTACAATAGATGAAATCATGTTTACACCAGACTGTATTAAATCTGGCAGAACATCATTCGCCAATTCTGGGATTCGATCAATAATAATCGGAACTAATTCCTCAACCAGATTTCCGACACCATCCAGAGCGATTTCTACTCGTGGTAATATATTTTCTGCTACAGTTCCAGCAGAATTAACAAAATCTTCTACAAGTTGGTCGAAATTCTGATTATCATCAGCAATGCCAACAAGCAAATTTTGCCATGATGCTTTCATGGCTCCAACACTACCTTGAATTGTAGTGCTTGCTTCCTTTGCGGTTGTTCCCGTAATGCCTAATTCATCTTGAATTACATGGATTGCAGAATAAACATCGCTTAAGCTGTCCAGATCATACTCAACACCCGATAACGCTGTTGCGTCTGCAAGAAGTCGTTCCATCTCCGACTTCGTACCACCGTATCCAAGTTTTAAGTTATCCAGCATCGTGTAATTCTGTTTTGCAAATCCTTGATAAGCATTCTGGATGGATTCCATTGACGTTCCCATCTTATTTGCATTATCTGCCATATCAATAACGGCTTGATCTGCAATTTGAGCCGCTTCTAGTTCACTAGATGTACTCTGTTTTAAAGATGCGGCAAACCCGGAAACTGTTTCCATGTACTCATTAGCTGACAGACCGGCTGTTTTATATGCCTTGGAAGCGTTATCCATGACCTCGTTTTGTGCGATCATAAGTTTTCCATATTCTTCTCGCACTTCATTTACACTTTTTCCAACGCTATCGGCATAATCCCATACGCTCTGGCCGCCAGCTCCAAATAAAGTCTCGACACCGCCTACAAGCTGTTCATAATCTGCATAGGCACTGACCGCTGCCGTTCCGATTGCAGCAATCCCTCCGGCTGCCGCCGTAACTCCGGCAGTTATTCCGGCAGTAATTGTTTTCATGCCATTGACTGTTATGCCCCCCAGTGCACTGACGCCCTTTTTAAATCCATCTGTTAATAATTTTGTATCAAAAACTAAAGATCCATCAGACCTTCACTGGTTCACCTCGCATTCCTAGTTGAAAAGATTGCTGAATTTTTCATCTTCTTCCAACTCAGTTTCTGTTTTCCTATCAATTTCCCATGCTCTACGCATTTCAGAATATATATCTCTATCTTTATCCTGATTCTTCTCATAACAGCGATACCCCATGACTTCACGAAGTCTCGTGCTGTCGTTAAGTCCTCGCATCAAAGCCAAAAACTTATGCCAGTGCAATTCGTCCACTTCAAATAAATCAATGCCGTATTGACCTAAAACTGCACTGTATATGAGATCACTATCAAGTTCATAATCCAATGTGATTACATTTCGATGATAAATATTCCTTGGCAATGGCGTTTCCGGTCTTGAAAAACCAAATAATTCATTCAAATTACAATCCGCCGGCATTTCATTTTTAAATAAATACGAAACATCGATATTTTCTCCACGCCTAAGCTTTGCTACTTCAATTTCGAATCTCATCCAAACACGAAAATCTGTATATATAGAAAAATCACTACCGCCCACTCTGACGGTGTTTGGTAGTGATTTTCTTGTAAGATCAAGCATTGGCTGCACCCGGAAGATTAGCCATTGCTGTTGCGCTGTTTACCAGATTATTAATTTTATCAATCTGCGCCGAGTTCAACGTTGCTCTCATTTTCTCCATCTTATAATCATTTAAAGGCTTATTATAAGCATCATTGATTTTCAGTACCGTGATGGATAAATCCGACAGATCGATTTCATCCAGATTATCCGATTCCAAAATCTCTTTTGCATTCGCCTCACCCAGAATATCTTTTACAAATTCATGCAATTTTTCAAATTTCTGTCTTGCCTTGATGTTAAGATTGTCCACTTTCAAAACTTCATCCAGCTTATTCATAACCGAAACTGTCTTTTTCGGTAAATCATAGCTTCTACTGTTAATAATTACTGTATAATCCATAAATCCTCCTAAGTCGCGCTATCCGCGGTATATGTCGGTACTCCATCGCTAACCGTAACAGTACCTCGATCAATGTGGTTAATTGAAAAACTAAAATAAATCTTCTCTGCAACGGAATCAAAATGATCCAGCGTTAAAGTTGCTTTTGTTTTCCATGCCCTGAATTTAGGTGTTCCTTCTGATCCAATGTTTCCATCAAATACAATAAGCAGATCTTTTTTCACGTCCTCACCAGTCGGCAAGTTGAAAAACATATCATACAGATAATCAAATGCCGCATCTCCCTTGTTTGCCTGTAACTCCTGCGCAAGTGATGGTTTGTAGTATTTAATATCTGTTGTTGGGATTTCATCCTCAATAAAATCGTTATCCTCGGTCTGTGCGTTCAAAACCAAGTCAAATACTGTGGATTTTCCAATTCTCGCCCACGAAGGTGTTAATACCGATGTCTCGGCAGTGTTCAAAAATGGAATAGTTCTATGTTTTTTTAATCTTGTTAATCCTGACCTTATGATACCTCTCTTTCTCGTAAATAAGTGATGGACAATGCCATCTGATATAATGTATCTTTGTCACTGGCTTCCATCGGATATGGATTCCCGGTAATGGAAAATCCGGTCACCGTTCTATTTTTATCAAGTGCTGGAAATGCATATGTGTAAGCGAAATCATCTGCCCAATATGTCAAATCTTCTAACCATTCATCAGATTCTTTCCTCTCTGATCTTGATCCGGTTGACTGGCGTGCGATAAAATTATAATATTCTGTAATCTCGCAACTTCCGTCTGTCATTTCCTTTAAATCTCTTGATGGTGATTTAAAAAGACCATACTGATCGGAGCCGTCTGCTACATGGTTCATATCAATTGATAAACCATCATAATTGCTAAGCAATTTTACAATATATTGTGAAATAGTCATATCAACCTCCACTTGCAATTTTCTTTGCACCTTCAAGAATTTGATTTTTATATTGCTGCTTCATCCTATCAAACCAATAATTTCCACGCTCTGGTGCTTCGTGGAAATTTGCTGGCATATAATACCACCGCCTGGCGTATGGTGTACGGTACTTAATCTGTCCACTTCCGATATGAGTGTTTATATGCCCTGATTCAATCAGAATGTTCTCCCTTTTTGGCACTTTGGGTTCACACAGTCGAAGGCATTCTGAATCAATAAACTGTTGAACTTTTCCATTATCTTCAAGTCCTCGCCTTTTTATCACAGTAGGAATATCGCAGATAAATTTAAACATGTTAGGCATTACGCCACCACCACCTTAATATTTTTGCAAAAATCCCGATTAGAATTATCGTTTACAGACTGTATCGTTCCTGATTTTGGATATCTCTTCATCAGATCAGAAATCCTTTGCCCTTTGATATCCTCTACAACGTCCTCAACTTCTCCATATACAAGGCAATCCTCCTCATTATAAGAATTAAGTGATAAGCCATTGTAAGTCCCAACAGGAAACGTCACAGACGCATATCGTGCAATGCTGATTTTACCATTTTCATTTTTCTTTTCGGTTTTATCAGACCACTGTACGCCTTTTACAACTGTTCTTTTCCATTCTGAATCAGAAATTTTGTTGTAAATCGTAACTGTATCGGTAAATAATCCACTCATAACGCACCTGCCAATCCCGTACCTGAAAGACCACTTCTTATAATTGATAAAAGCTGCGCTTCTTTCTCGGAAACTGTAATAATCTTATATGATTCGGAATATCCATCATTGCTGACAGATGAAACTCCTGTTCCCATACCAGTAGACTCTTGCCTATAAAGTACATTTATCAGATCACAGACGGTATTCTGTATCTGCATATGCACCTGCTTCTGAAAGTACGTTGCCGATGCTTCATCATAAACATCTTCAAATTTTCTTGCCCTCATGTGTGTATACACATCCAGCTTTGCAGATGCTTTTTGAAGAAATGCCGGGAATTTATCTACCGGAACATCCGCATAGAGGGAGCTATAATACTCCCAATTAACATATGGCATATTAAGCTCCCTCTCTTTCCTTAGGCTGTTTTGCCTAATAATTTAATTCCTTTCAGCACACCAGCCATTTTGCTGTTTTTAAGTACTGCTCCAGCGATCAACTCGACTTCCCCTGTCTTTACAGCTCCTGGTGCCTGTAAATCTGGAAGATACGTCTTGAGCATCTTGCTTCCATCTACGGAAATTCCGTGGAATGCATCAAGTCCAAGTTTTGCTGCATAAATATCAGTTGTACCATACGCATCTGAACTAGGTGTTGACGTAGAAACAACATCTTCTGTAGTAGAACCGTTGTAATACTGTCCTGCATCCATAAGAATAATTCCATTGTATGTCTCTACAGTTCTACCGAAATCATCCTTATTTCTGTCATAATATCCGGCTCTACGTGCCGCAGACTTCACCTTTGTAAGCATCTTACTGTTCATCATTAACACATCTGGTTTTGCAGCCAATAATGCAATGAATGTATCTAATTCATCAAGCAATGCGTTGTAATTGCTGTCTAATAATGCAGATGTTGAAATGTCAATATCAGTTGTCATCTCTGTTGATTTTCCAGTTAAAATCTTTTTAAGTCCGTCAAAGGTATTAGGCACATATCCTGTACCGGAAGATGCAGATGTTCCATTAATTACTAAATTGTGGAAGTAATTCGCTCCCGCCTTTGTTTTCTCTTTAATCTGGAAATCCATCTCATTAATAGCACCAGATGTCTGTGCGATCACACGGTCAATCTGGAATGAGCCACCAAGGATTACCGGGCTTGCTGTGCATTTGGTTCTCTTTGCTTCATTTGGCGAGTACTCAGCATTAATCTGACGTACTGATGCGGTAGATGGTGTCTCTAATCTCTGATATCCATATACCAGATTGCTACCGCCTGTTGGTGAAATGGTATCATCAAATGTCAGTTTATCGAGCAGGATGGACGATCTTCTAAATTCATCGATCACATTCTGTTCTACTTTGTCTGCATAACCGACTTTTGCTTCTTCTAATGTTAATGCCATGATTCATTCTCCTTTACTGTTTATACTTTTCTTTTAATGCGTCCATCAGAGAAGAAACTCCTTCATCAGGTGTCTTTTTCACTTCCCCGATAAGATCAACTTTTCCTGCCGGTTTCGGTTCCGGCTCACCGAACAGCATTTTGCTGTCCTCTGCTTCCGTCAATGTCTTGATTGCTGCTGCAATGTCCTCTTTCTGATTTTTTGATGCTTTCAAGACATTAACATCCAAAAGAGCAGTGATCGCCTTAGCATTCTTACCATTTGCGGATGCAATACTCTCTTTGAGAAGATCATTGAAATCACGATCCGCAATCTCCTGCTGATGCGTTGCATCTTTTGTCTGAATATCTTTCTCAAGATCTTCGATTTTCTGTTTCATTCCGCTTACATCGGCATCCTTAAACTCCTCAAGATCCTTTTTCAAATCTTTAATTGTAGTCTCCTGTGTCGCGGTTTTAGTCTTCTCAGCAGTCAGATCTGCCTGTGCTGTTTCCAGATCTTTCTGAACCGGATCAAGCTCCTTATGATGCATGTCCAGTACTCCATCAATCTGTTCCTTTGTCATTCCAAGTGCTTCTAATTCTTCTCTTTTCATTTTTTTATATCTCCTTTAACGATGATTTGTTTAACGTGGGAGAATCACCCACAGATAATTGCGGACAGTGGATTTGAACCACCACTACTGGCTAAGGAAACCAGTATGCTGCCATTACATCAATCCGCGGCATTAAAAAGAGCCAATCAATCAAGTCCTAATTTAAGACTTGACTAATCGGCTCTAATCATCGGCACTATCGTTATTAAACTTTCTCGTTTGCAGTGCTTGCATTTGCACGGCAAATTTTTAACCTCGGTATCTTTATTGATTGCCAAAAGGTGGCTTCCACACTTTGGACAAGGATACCAGATAAATTTACTAGGATTCAATATATCACCCCTAGTGGTATTATATAACACTTTTTGCATATTATCAATGCAAATTATTTGTTATATTGCAATTAATGCTATTCTTCCAGAATTTCATATAAATCTTTTTTTTGATTAATACACTTGTTTAATAACTGCACATACTCACCATAATCTCCAAATTCATACTCCATATCCCCATTTGGATCATATCCGAATAATTTTTCATATTCATCTCTAAGTTCTAACAATTTGTGTGATGATATTCCATAATACATTATTTCATCATTCCTTTTATTCTCTCTAATACTTCTCTACTGGTATTTTCAAATATTTCCTCTGTCATTTTCAACACATCATCATCTTGATCATATAATATTCTACCAAACTGAGCAAATGTTTCTTTTTGTAGCACATTTTCTCGTTCCCAATAACCCGGTCTTAAATGTCCATATCCCAAAAATACTTTTCCGTCACTCGCACCATTTACAATATCTGATATTCCTCGATATTTTTCATAAAATACCTTTTTCCCTCTTTCATTTATATAAAATGCATCAGGATATTTATAATATAACAATTCTTCAACACTTTTTCCATATCCAATAGCTATATTCGTTAATCTTCTATAATCTTTTTCTATTGAACTACTCAAGAAACCATTATCTGTTAGTCCATAAATATAGTCTATCTCGTGAAATAGCTCGTGTGCAATAGTTCCAGGTGCTGTATAAGTGCCATAATAAATATTCCCATCATTTTTATTAAAATAAGATTTTTGCTTTCCTGCATTTTTTATATACTGAACTCTTTCATCTGCCTGTTTCAGAAGTATTTTAACATCATTATTTTTCACATTACTAATTCCACTTCTAAAACTTTTAATAACGTCTGTCTTATCTTTTATAAATAAACTCTTTATTCTTCTTCCAATATCTGAGTCATCATTATTCACTTCAATAAATTTTTGATATGCATGTGTAGATCTCAGAGCACTGCTTCCACTCTCTACTCTAAGTCGATTATCCCGTTCTTTCAGCCCGGCCGCCTTTGAAAAACTTTTATAATCTGCCATCTGCCCACGCAACTTATTCTGCAAATCCTGTGCATCGCCGCCAATACTTTTTATTGCTTCAATTTCTCTCTTGATCGCTCTGATCTGCCGCTCCATCTGACGCTGTTTCTGCGTGGATTCATAATAAGTATAAGTCTTTCCGCCGATTGTCCTTGGATCAGGTTCTTTTATATCCTCTGGGATTATAGATGCACCTTCCCAATATGGATAAAAATCATGTGTACAGTTTGCACCTTTTAATCCTGTCACTGTTCCATACCCGGTTTCTTTAAAGAAGTCAGGATATTTCTTGCTTTTACCAGAATATGAAAATACTTTATTCTGCCAAGGCATATGTTCTGATCGACTTCCCATGTGCTGGGTTGTAATTACAAGATCATGACCGGAATTTTTTAGATTTTCCTCTGTTATTTTACCGGAAAGTTGAGACATTCCTGTTCTTACCGCCATTCTTGTAGCAACATCTAACTGATAAGACCTACCATTAGCATAATCAATACTCCTCAATCCACTTTGAGCCAAACGATGCACACAATCATTTACTGCCTGTTCAAAAGAAAATGCTCCGGTAGACACTTTTATCAGCGCAAGGTCCATCTCTCTCTGATACATGTCTAATACACCTGTTGTACCAAGTGCAGTATTTTTAAATCCCATTGTTTTTGTGAGGTTCTTAAGTGCCCCAGCAGTTTGTAAAGAAGACGCTTTAACAAATTTACTCAAGCTGTTTGGTTTTGTCAGATCTTCTCCCTGTTGTTCCCACATGGATAAATCATTATTCCATGCCATATTTCCTGCTTCTGCCGTAAGAGTATTACCAGCTTCTTTTGCTGATTCCACAGTAGTATTTATAATCTGCTGGACTTCTCGCTTATATGCCATTGTATTTTCAGCAACTGCCATTTGGTACTCTTTATCTGCACGAAGCAATTTCATTACTTCTACGCGGATTTTATCTGCCGAAAATCCATTTTCTACCATAGATTTTGCCATAAGCTCCGCTGTTTCCGTAAATCTCCCAGTCTTTTTTACTCTTCGAGCAATATCAGCTATAACCTCATCCTCTAAATCCTGATAAAGACCTATTATATACTTGTCTGCTAAAACATCCATTTGCTGTTCTGATAATGCCCTTAAAATCACCGTCCTAATCTTCCAAATCCTCAACTGGCTCTTCTGTATATTGCATATATTTCTTTGCTTCATCCTCTGGAATATTATATTTTTCCATCATATACCAAACCTTTAAAATTGGCACTTCCGGGAACGATAATGCGTCCGCTCTCATCGCTTCGAGTTTCGCCTGCTTATCTTCCACATAAGAGTCATCAAAACCAATTGTGATCTCTGCGTCTAAATTATATGCCGTGTCATGATATTTATTTGAAAACCACATGACAGCTCTGCAGATATCCTGTATATATTCAGTGGCTACTTGTCTCTGCTTTCCAAGCTCCTGCATGGCATCCTGCCTTTCACCGAAATACTCAGTAGCCGTCTTAATCTGTCCATTTTCAAAGCTGTATTTTTTTGTTCCGTACCCAAAAGACATAGATAATAATGATAGTGCCAGTTCAAATGCTTTTGTAATCTGTTCTACTCGGATTTCAGGATTATATTCTTGAATAAGCCCCTTCTCTTCTGGAAGTTTTTCCCCTGTAAATACAAATAATTTTTTTTGTTCAGGAGTTAATATTGGATTTCCATCATCATCAAAAGCACAAAGTAATTCATTTATAAGTATAATTTTCTCAGACTTGTCCAAATCGCTAAACAATACGTTATAGCATAAATCTACAACCTTAAGTGCTGGAATTGCATTCCATAATTTAGGCAGTCCGTAGCCTTCCATGTTGTCCAGATTGTTCACTTCTGCAACACGCATGACTGCAAAAGGTTTCACCTCTCCAAGCTGTGCGATTGTCTGCTTTTCGGTTATCTCATCCCCTCTGTCATTAAAAACATGAGTTTCAGCAGTGTATAGATTGCTTTCTCCCAAAAGGAACAGCACAAGCGTTGTCTGCTTTTTCCCTTTAACCAGTGTATTCCCGGAAAATGCCGCTTCGGTAACAATATCATTTTCCACAGTCAAAGGTATAAATGCATCAGCCTCAACATAATTCAGCTTAATATCTCCGCCTCTTACCGATGAATCGTCCATGATCGTTGCATTATACAGACGGATATAGCAAGCCACTGTTCCATCTGCTGAAGTCTTTTCCAACTGCTTTCTGTACTGTGTGTTAAAATTACTTCTTTCAAGCACACTCGTCACAAAATCCGCCTGTTCTCCCTCTCCGGCATTGATCTCAAGCACCTCACAGAGATTAGCATCATCAGAGCAGCATCTTTTTGCGAAATTCAGCCTTGTAAGCTCATATGGTATCCCATTGATTGTTTTTCGCTTATGAAAATCATTTATCAATCTGTTCGCATACCAGTCATCACATGCATGAATGATCGTTAATGCCTTATCATTTACATCGTATCCTTTTTTATTCAAAAATGCTTTTACACAACTCTCCATCTCTTCCTCCTATCTTCTGTCCAAATCAACATATTCAATAAAATCCAAAATTGTATAGTTCTCCGCATCCCACCAGTCATTGCAGTTTCCAATATTCTTATCCTCTGGTATGCCCGGGTGGTCTGGATCCCATTTCAACTTGCCGATCGCACTTCGTAGCTTTGTGCAATTCCGGTTTATCTTCCACCTTCCGGTATTCATCAGCATGTCATACGTCCGTGGTCTGTCTGACACTTCATTTTTACGGCAACCTTTAATATTCCGGTATGGCAATCCTGCTTTTCTTGCGGCACTTCGCAAGCTGTTTATCATCGTTGTGCTTGCGCTGTCTGGAAATACCCATTCAATAAATCCGTACTTTTCCTGGCAGTATTTGAAAAACTCTATAAACTTACTGCATATCGCTTCCGCATCAATGTCTGGTGACAGTTCCAGATTCGTTTCCTCTGCCGTCCTCAGATCATGATATCCGTGGAAGTAAAGCTTCAGCACAAAGGTTGTCATGGATCCGTTTCCACCGAAGTCTATACCCATCGTAATTTTTGATGGACGGTGTAACAGTTTGCCCTTTATATCACGTTCAAACAGTGGATCTGTATCCTCATCATACAGATATGGTTCATTGTTCTCTGCAAACTTCCGGAAAATGATTCCTTCTGCAACTGCTCGTTCGCCTTTAATGTCACGTCTATACCACACAGTGCCTTTCTGATAGGTGCTAAGAACTTTTCTGATCTGCTCATCCGTCATGCTCATATTATCCACCAGAGTAAAATGTCCGTAATTATATCCATAGTTTGGATTCTTATCTTGCTGCTCCTCGTGGAATTTAAGTATCTCTGTGTAATACCAATGCTCTTCCTCTTTCGGGTTCAGATCATGAAATATCTTACGGTCGGAACTGGAAAGCGTACGGTCGAACACCTCTTTTAAAAACTTCTGGTGACATTCATTCGCCTCGGTGATGTATGCCATGCCGTAGGTATTACCCTTTATCAGCTTTTCATCTCCATCCTTACCGCCGCCAGACACAAGAACAACCTTTTCACCGGTTTTGGTCTGCACATAAACACAATCTCGGTCTTTATATTTACCCTCGCGGCATCTGCCCTCGAAGTAATTGAGCAGTCCATATCCGTCACAGTCCAAGATATTCAGCTTTGCGGTCGCATTCGATACACCGCCTACCAGATGGATCTTGTTCTTATGTGTTTCAAGCAGTGAGCAAAAGATCAGTGTTGCAAGCACGTTCTTTCCGCCACGCTTGCCGCCTTCTGCCACGTTAAACCAGCTAATCATGCATCTCTGCATATACTCATACTGCCTCTGGCTTAATGGTGCCGGTTTATTCATCCGCATCACCTTCTTCCAGATCAGATATACTCCGGTTTGCTACCGGGTGTTGCAAGATGTCCACTATCGTCTGCATATTCTGCAAAATCTGTGCTCCAGAATTGTCGCTGACTTCGGCACGCTTTTTATCAAATTCTGCTTTATATTTATCATCTGGATGTACGAGGAAATACTTCGACAGCCAGTCAATAGCCTTTTGCTTATCTGCCAGTTTCACCGAAACTCCATCTTTTCCACGCTTAACTTCTTGGATGAGCTGTGTATCCGTGTTTTTAGATTCTTTCAGATCAACCACGCTAACCATATATGTTTCGTCTGTCTCTATATCAGTTACTTCTTTCTGCCCGAACGAGACATAATTTCCAATATCTGCAAAAGCAATCCTCATCTGTAATTCCACAATATCATCTGCATCGGCTACTATCTGCTGGCGCTTGATTTCTTTCAGACGTTTAATTTCCGCTCGAACCTTATCATTTGTTAGCAATCGTGAACCGTTTGCAATCGCTGATTCATAACTACATCCATACGCTTTCTGGTAGCTCTGCGCCGCATTGAATGTCCTACTGTAATATATACAAAACATCTGCTGTTCCGGCGTCAGATCATCATTCTGTAATGTCTCTTTTGTGCCATCATCTATAGGTGCTTCCTTCTTTGGTGCACCCTTGCTTTTTTGTGTGCACACCTTTTCTTCTTTGTGTGCACCCTCTCCTCTACTCCATGCATACCGTTTTTTCCAACTCTTGACAGTGTTGATAGTGGTTCCGTACTTCTCCGCTATATCCTTATATTTCATTCCTGCCATATAATCCTGTTCTGCTTTCTCGTAATTCTCCACTATCTCACTTCCTCTCCTATCACACAAATAAAAAGAGCCGGACATCAATCAAATTAATGACTAATATTCGGCTCAATGGCGCTAACTTATATAACTATTATATCATACATAGTCTTACTTTTCATCTTTTAATAGTTTTGATACATTTTCTCCTACTAAGGAAATTTTATTTCTTATCTCTTTTTGAAATGCTGTTGTGCTACTATTTATCTTTTTTACCTGCTGTCCTTCCTGTTCCCCGCAGCTCTCTTTGCATGTTTCACGCAGATTGCTCATAAATTTCCCGGTTAAATGTCTAATCTCTTCTGGGTCAAATTCTATACATAATGCTTTTGACACGCTACTATATGTCCCTATTCCTGCTAAACATTTTTCCATCATTGCATTTGCTTCCCGGTTAAATTCCCTATGATTTGTAATAAACTTCTCTGTATCGAATGTGTATACGCACTCAGCAGCTTTATCCGAAACAATATACGCTAACATTTCTAATTCGCTCAGCCAACTAATACATTCTTTGAAATATTGCAACTTTATCTCCTGCCTCTTATATTTGGCAGTTTGTTTTCTCTCATCATGTAACGTTATTATTAAAATTAAAAATGGTGCTAAAAATTCAACAATATGCCATACAACACTATCTTCACTAAAGAATTAGGTGATATCCATTTTACAATCTTTATTCCTTTCTCTAAAACAACCTATATATATCTATAAAATTTACCAACCATCGAATATTGACGGTTGGTATCGAACAATTATTTAACATCTATTTTAATTTGATAACTCGAATACTGTGGATTTCTTTTCATAAAATCATTGAATTCATCTTTAATCCAAATGTACTTCTCTCTCACATTCAGCGGTAACTTAATATTAAGTAAATTTTTTTCTAATAATTCTTTTATTTTTTTTATTCTGTATATGAGTTCCTTTTGGGAAATATCATGTAAATACATTAATGCAGTATCTATATAATAGATATCTTGTGTATCCTTCTCAAGTAAATTGAATAATTCAAAATATACATCTGTATCTTTCATTTTACTCTTATATTCTATGATTGAGGAGGTATCGACTACAATTCTTGGATATTTCGATATATTGTTTTCCAATTCATACGCAGAAACTAGTCCTTTGCCATACATAATCGCTTCATTATAGTAGAATTTTCCATGTGACACTCCACCCCTTAATAAAATACCATTTGCCAACAATAGTTCCTGTATCTTCCCACAGCAATATAATACAACTGTCAATGCGGGAGGGATTGAATCATCACAGGCAACAACTATACTATCTGACATAATTCTATAGAAAATAGGAACTATGTCAAATTCTTTTTTCAAATTATCAATAATACACTGAATCTGCTCAAATATATTTAAAATATCTTTTTCTTCTTTTTCGCATACAATTTTTTTGAATCCAAGAATATCTAAAAATCCTACATAGTACATTTGCAAACTGTTCCTCCATGACAAGATATCGAGATTATACCACTCCAACCGCCAATATTCAATTATCAATGTACTACAATGCTAATGTCTGTATACCATTTTACCGGCATATTTCAGCCGGCAAAAATCTCAATATTCAGTTTTTATCGCATTCCCGGAATAAGTCAGCGTCTATATATTTCCATCCACCATCATAGATCATGAAATATGTATAATGTTGTGTTCTGACAATGTCATATACCGTAAACTTCTTGTACTGTTAACATAGTTCTTTTTCCTTTTTCATCAATTTCTTTCTTGGTTTTTTTAATACTTTTCGGTATGATCTCCTTCTACTAACAACCACTAATACACTTTTATTTTCGTACAATATTAGCCAGCTGTCCGGTATAAGTCCTCTCGACTTTAAAAATATTCTTTCCTCATTTGTCGGTTCTCTTCTTTTATATTCTCTTTTTAACATGTCTCCTCTCCTTTATTTTTCACTAACTGCTTGTCGTCAAACCATTTTATCGTGCCACCGCCAAACTTTACTTCCGGCTGTATGATAATGCTTTTTCCTATATGTTTTACTTCACCGTTTTTTATTGCAGTGAAAAACTGCAATGTTGTTTTATCCATGTTTTCAATACCTCCGTTAAAGTTCAGTTTAATTTATACAATTCTCTCAAAATACTCTTCCAATGTTTTATAAGTAATATCAATATAACCGAAGTCATCATCACCGTTTTCCAAGTAAAGGCGTATATCAGATTCGCCAACATATCCATCTGTATACTCATACACGCTACCCTCATGAATTGTCGCATATTCGTCTGTAGGGCATTCATTTTCATCGTATTTAGGTAAATAAAACTCTTTAATACATTTATATTTTTGCATACGGCACCTCCACAAAATTCTAATTGTCTTCGTACTCATCCATCTCTTTATCAAAAATGGCTACTTCCACTTCTTTTCCAGTGAATGCTCTTTGATGTAAATGCGTTCCGCATCGTTCACAGAAAAACGTTCTTTCTTCATATCCTCTCGGTATATGTTTTCCGCACACCGGGCAATCACAACTATTTAAGTAAGCATTATTTTTAATTGTCTCCTTTATGTCTCCCATGTATTTCTCCTCCAAATTCTAAATGTTCAGTTTAGTTATTTTCCTCAAAATAGAAAACAACAGGCTTTTTGTTCGGTATCACCAGTCCAAACCTCACAGCATTTTTGTATGTATTACTATCACGCATTAGAGTGTCCGGCATGGCTTCTACCATTTTTCTAAATCCCTCTAGCGTGGATCGGCTCTTATAATGATTGCAGCTTCTGCAGGCCGGAAGCATATTGTCAACCGTGTCTGTCCCCTGCTCGCTCCATCCGTTCAATGGTATCACATGATCTACTTGCATATCTTTGTATTCCAAGCTGCATCCGCAATAAGCACAATGACCGTTGCACTTCTGATATACCGTCATTCTAATGCTTTTTGGTATTGCTTTTCTCTTTGCATCCATTATTTCTACCTCATGTTCAGTTTAATACCAAATCATCATTCTTCGTTTTTTATAACATTCTTTAAGAAAAAGTTTTAAATGTTCATAATCTTTTCCATCTGAATATGCTGCATACGTAAATATTTTACCAGTAAAATCAATGTCTTTGATAAGGTTATATATCTTTCCACAAGTCTTATATCCGCACTTTCCTTCACAATCAGATTGAAATAGAAAGTCAGCAATATCTTTATCCTCATTTTTAAAGCGATCATCTGCTAAAATACTATTTATTCGCTTGTTGTATTTTTTCGGATCTAATATAGCCATGCTCGTATTGGCATACACTTCTCCTAATTCTTTATCCCAAGCGCTTGCGATATCGGCTCTTAAATTATTAAAACCGATATATCCCATATCAAATGAATAACCAGATTTTTTACTTGTTAAACACACTCCCATTTCATTATTCCTTTCTGTACTAAATTCTAATTTAACTACGCAAACCGGAGCTGTCCGGTCTGCTCTGCTTCAATCCTCATGTTCGGCATCCGTTCAGCAACGCACAATTCCGGTAAATTTGCTTTTACCAATGCCGCAGGAATCGGCGGACACACTGCATTTCCGCATCTTCTGACCTGCTCACTTCTCGGATATGTCTTTCCTGTGTAGTCATGGTCGATTATGTAATCATCAGGGAATCCCTGGCATCCATACAACTCTCTTGGCTCTAACATCCGCAGTCCGATATCTACAATCTGATAATCTACACCCTCGATCGTCACCAATCCAAATCTATCCTTGGTTGTAACTGTATCAAGTGGCTTTTCGATGTCTTGCCCTGTGGCATCTCCATAATATTTGATTAGAAACGCTCTAACCTCGCCAAAGTGACCGGCAGATGTTGTGATCGTGTGTAACGGCTCTCTCTCGTCTTGTCCTATTCCCGATTTATAGAACTTGCTCAAAAATGATGTAACCAATCCGTATCGGTTCGAACCATCCACGGTCATAATCGGATCTTTAATCGTCTGTCCTCTGACTTCTCCCTGTGCCGTCTCGGAATGATATTGAATCAGAGTTGGACTGATAAGGCAATGTTCATTCTTGCTCACAATCGTTGTAAGGGGTTCCCGTACACCCTTACTCCGATCCTTTGTGAACCCGGTCTGCCCGATCTGTACCATATATGGCTCAACTAACAAGTGGCTGCCAACTGTCGTAAGAGTCCCTATTGGCTTCTGAACGTCCTGCGCCTCATTATTGTATTTGCACTGTACCATGTATGGCTCCACAATCCCGTAACCATGCTTTCCAGTGATTGTAGGCATCGGCTCTCGGATGTCGTTCGGTCTGCGTTCGCCACCGTGGTTGCACTGGATAATAAATGGTTCCGGGTTCTCAAGCACAAACTTTTTCAGTCCTCTTGCAATCCTGTCCATCGTCTTTTGTGCCAGTGGTCTTACTGCCCGGATTCCGTATTTTTCTTTTATTTCTTCTGAAGTATCAAAGATACTTGGACAGGGCAAGGAAAAATCCAACTGCGTATATGCTCCAACATATGGCTTTAATAGTCCTTTCTTCACCTCTTCGCTGTCTGCAGGTGCGTGTGTCGGCTCTGGCCAGACTATTGACTTGCCGTCACACCGTGCAACCATAAAGAATCGTTTTCGCATGGTCGGCGCACCATAATCGGCTGCGATCAGCTCGCGGAACTCCACTTCATAGCCAAGATCCCGAAGCTGTTGTACAAATCTCTCAAACGTCTTGCCTTGCTTTGCCCTAATCGGATGATGTCGTCTATTTAATGGTCCCCATGTCTTAAATTCCTCTACATTCTCAAGCATGATAACCCTTGGTCTTACAAGCCCCGCCCATCTTAAGGCTACCCATGCAAGACCTCTGATGTTTTTATCTTTTGGCTTTCCGCCTTTTGCCTTGCTAAAATGCTTACAATCTGGGGAGAACCAGGCAAGTCCAACCGGATGCCCATTGCAAGCCTTTACAGGATCAACCGCCCACACGTTTTCACAGTAATGCTTGGTGTTCGGGTGGTTCGCCTTGTGCATCTTAATGGCTTCTGGATCATGGTTGATGGCAATATCAACACTGTATCCGGTTGCCAGTTCTATTCCGGTGGATGCACCGCCACCACCGGCAAAGTTATCTACTATTAATTCTCCATTAATCATTTTTTTGCAGGAACCGGGTACCCTTTATGCGCGCTGGTTCGGCTCCTTTCTTGAATTTTATATTTTTTTGTGTTACCATTTCATTGAGATGGAGGTGAAGAAACGTGCCTAAGATCGTTTTGGAGGCGGTTTTGAATTTCTCCCTGCATCCTGTTACAAAAAAGCATTAAGGATAACCGCTAAAAGTAACCTGGGAGAATAACACTTATTTGCAATTTTGTAGTTACTCAAGGGTGCATACAGCAATCATCTCACTGGCACCTCCGGGTGCCTTTTTATTTTATATAATCGTCAAGGCTCATTTGTCCCTTACAATTTCCACCGATGGTTGTCGGGTCCCATCCAACTCCAATGTAGTCAAGAACCTTCGCCCATCCATAGTCGTTCCCATCCTTATCCTTGCACATATGGAACATCAGATAATCCCACTCTTTCGGATTGCTCTCATACAACAGATCAAACCGATGTGGTCTCTTTTCCATGTGAATCCCAAATCCACACATACTGCATCCGGTGCGCTGCGCCTTTGTCGTGTACAATGTACCGTCTGGCTTTTTCTCAATAGTTCCATAAATCTCTGGAATGATGCTGTCTGGCATTTCAAAACTTTCAGATAATTTTCCTTCTCTCAAAAGTTTCTCATGATATTTTTCTTTCAGTCCGATTTTCCACAGTTCGTCCATTTCCAAGGCAAGTGTAAGAATGTCCTGCCGGTGGAATATTGCAAATGGTGCTGATCTGATCGTGGATGCCCCGAAGTAGTTGCAACCATTCATCCGTAGGCTCTTGGCACGTCTGCCACCCTCGGATGCCATCAGTCCCAAATATGGCACACTGTTATGTTCCTTTCCCCAATTATCACAGTTCTTTTCCTTGAGATAATAACAGCATTTAGCAGATACAAGGAAGTCTGGCTTCTGGAAATCACACCCTTCATTTTCATTCTCATATCCACCGAACAACTGCAACCATCTCTGCTTTAACTGCATTTTTGAGTTTTTTTGCCACCCACCATATTCTCCGGTCTCTCCGGTTATGATTGCATGTCTGACTGTCTTATTCTTTTCGGTTGGATTTTGTAGCAACTCGATCTTTCCGGCAATTTCCTTTGAAATGACTGGAAATCCAAATTCCTGTATGACCTTTGGTTTCGTCCAATAAGTACCATCATCCCTTTTCAGCGGTGGCACATTGATAATTCCAAGAGCTTTATGTACTCTCTGTATACTCTTGTCTTCCAGTGTAGATGCACTGACTCCTGGTGCATCAATTCCGCATATCTCATGTAAAAACAGGTATAAGATTATACTGTCAAGTCCACCGACCGAAACATGGTAGTTGAGCAACCTTCCATCACATTCACTTGCGAACTCTTCTGCTCTGATCTGTGCATATTTTCTTTTATATTCATATGGCTGCTTTTCTTTCTGCATAAATGATGCAATCTTCTCATATGCTCCGATCCGCTCCATTCTTTCTTTTACTGATTCCATTTTTTCTCGGAGTAAAGAGCTCTTTCACGCTGGCCAGCAAACCTCTTACTCCTTTCGATTTATTTTAAAATTTTATCTAAACAAGCATTCCATCCTGCTTTGTATGATGGTTCAATCCTGTCCGGCTGTGGATATTTTCCACACACTTCCATTTTCTTCGGCAGTTCCCGAAGCGGGCACCAATCAGGCTTTGCTTTTTCTGGATCTGTACTCCAAGGATTTTCTACATCTACTGCATGACACCGTTCGTCTAAATCAAGAAACTTACACATTGGGCAATCATGCGGCATGTCCATAACCAATACTGCTTTAGCCATACAATCACTCGCCCTCCTGTTCTTTTATCAGACAATAATTGTAAGCCAGACAGCCATCACAAGTCTGTCTTTGACATCCTTCCTCAAAATAATCCGCTCCATCTTCCATATATTCCGCTTCGCTCATTCCCCATCGCTCCAATCAATTTTTCTTAAACAATTTGGACATCCATAAGGTTCTTCTACTTGATGCCCACAATCTGGACAATAACCAACATGTTCTTTATGTTTCTGGTATCCAAAATAACTATTCGTTACATGCATTGGTTTCTTTGCTTTCTGCTTCTCCATCGCCGCCCGGCATTCTTCCGGTGTGCCGATTGATTCATACTCTGCGCATTCTTCCAAGGCTTTTCCAATCGTTCCATGCTTTTTAACAAGCCAAACATACTTCATAGCTTCTTTTAATTCTTCCAGTGTACCAATCGCACGGTACTGCTGTACTTCTTCAAGCGCATTGATTGCCGTCTGCTTAGCTTTTATCGCCAAATCCCCATGTGCTTCAATCATATTTAAAACGTTAATTGCTTCACTCTCCATCATGGCTACACCTCCAACAGTTCCGGGTTATCAATCATGTTGCCGATCACTTCAAAATTCTCTGAATCAAAATCATCCAGTGCCTCGTAGTCATCACAGCCCGGCTCATTCGTACACCATCCGTTTTCGTGCCACACGACACGCTTTCTCGTCTCATCTTCTGGAAACTCATCATCGATATGCCCTGAAAGAATGTCATTCTCCCAGATCAGCTTGCCGTTCTTATCCTTAAGTCCGGTGCACTGGCAGATTGTCTCCTCTTCAATAACTGTATTGGGTTGTACACCGCTAAATCCATCCCAGTACACCCACATATTATCTGTCAATGTTCTTTTACCTCTGTATAAATGTCTATCTTCCATCCTTTTCCTCCATTTCTTTCAGTTTGGCTTCGGCTTCCTCTTGTGATAAAAACCAGGTTTCCTTGTACATTTTATCTGGCAGGATTCGGTCTGTACCATATTCCCGATCTTTGTTACACTCTATATACCATCCTTTTTCTGCAAAAGTAATCAAGGCTACTTTCTGATGATAAACTTTGTTGTTCTCTGGGTGCAGGCTTAAAATATTTAATTCACAATTGACTTTGCTAGGAATTATATATACATCTGCGCCAATTCCACACGGCAACCGCAGAAGTAATCCCTGCTCCTCGGCATCCTCGTAGTCTTTCAACTTTTCCCTCAAATCTGCCATTGCCCACATATTGCGGTAGAACAACGCAATCAGACCACGGACATCTGAAAACGGATCTATCGTTAAATTGTCCAATATTTCCTCGTCAAACTCTGCGTCATCTACTGGCAATTCATCTTTTGCCAATGTGACCATAAGATTTCTTGCAAAATCTCGTGCATCCATTTCCATCTCGTAATCTCTGTATCTGGCATTACCTTCATCATCTACATAGCAGCTATTATGTGCCAGCTCGATCATCGACATGTCAGCCACGCTTTTATTTGTCGTTAATCTCTCCATGTTGCTTCCTCACTTTCTGCTTTTCCTTTTCCTCACATGGCTTACAAAGCCTACTACACCAACCGCATGGTGTTATGTATGGACATTCTTCTCCAAGTCTCATGCTATTCCTCACTTTCTGCCTTAAGCCACTTTAATAAGCACTCATAACAATTACAATTATCATTTTTGTCGCAATCAATTTCTGCTAACCCATTTTCATTCGGACACATCATATTGACTGCCAGCTCCTCATCCGTCATGCTTCTGATCCGGTCTGCGTTGGTCTGTGGTGATGTCATAATTTCAAAGCATTCATCTCTCCAAGCTAAAACATTTTCAAGCTTGTATGAGCTGTAGCCGACATTATAATGATTCTCTCCAATTTTCTTGTACTTGATTTCATAATACGGATCTTTATCTATCATTGTTACGATAATTTCTAAGTCTGAAACCTTAATACGTTCGCCCTTTGGTTTCTTAGCCATGCTTTTCATACACTCTGTCATATTTCTACCTCACTAAATCCGTTATTTTAACAGATACCCCTTTATATTTACCGGTGCGACAATACTCTGCGGTATCAAAAAACATAATGCATCCATCGTCTTTTTTTTCAAGTGCTATGCTTACGCCATTTCTTACCAATGTATTTTTTAACAACATCAGTACCGCTTCTATCTCCTGCTTAGTTTCCTCTGTCATTGTCATACCGCCTTTCCCGCTACAATATCCCAATGCTCGTCCTCGATAAAGCTTTGTCGAATAATCTGATCTGAACAATAATGCTCTTTGCAACCTGGTTGTTTTCTACAATACGAATCAATATAAAATGCAACCCATTTCATAAACTCATTAATTTTCTCATTTGAAAATTTGTATGTTTCTTTTAGCACCGGAATTGTCAAAAGAAGTGTTGATAAAAATGCGCTGTCAATATTTACTGTCGCTCCAAGTACTGCCCTGTTCTTGCCAATATCTGCCATATACAACTTATGTGACATTGGAATGCTTTTAATAAAGCCAGTAGCATCTATTTTTTTCTCGATGCAATATTTTAATAACTTCTCACTTGTCAGTTCATTATTATCGTCATCCTGCCAGGCCATTCTCCTGCTTACTACTTTGTTATAAAAATTGGTAAGCTGGCGGAATGTTAAACCGAATTTGTCATACAGAATAATATTGAATATGTATCCCATATGATTTGCGATATTATCTCCTAACTGACATTTTGCTAATTCCTGCTTATAAACACTCAACGGAATTAACCTCTGTCTCTGCTGTACGTTATGCATTTTTCCACCTTCCTTGTATTTTTTATTTTATATTTCCACTCGTTATCATCTTTTCAATGATTTCCTCCTGCATCCGCTCTGCGATATGATCCCGGACTGATTCTTCTGGAAATGCGATCTGATATGTCCGCTCCTTAATCCGGTTCGTGATCCGGTCATCATAGGATATTTTGTCCAGTGGATCATTACTCGTGAAAATCGTTACCTTTTTGTTTATGTAACGCTCGTTGATGATCTGGTACATTTTGTCGTTGATCCATGCCGCCGGTGCTTCCACACCAAAATCATCAATGATCAAAATATCCGTTGTGGAAAGTGCATCTAAAAGCTGGCTTTCACTGCCTGCTGCATCCCTGCGCCATGTATTCTTAATTTCCTGCAGGATGGTCAGTGATACTGCAAATTTGACTGTGTATCTTTTCATCAGCTCATTTGCAATCCCGGCAGCGATCCTCGTCTTACCGCTTCCCTTTGTCCTCGACCAGATATACAGTCCCATGCCTCTTTCCTTCTGGCTCTCAAAATCATCCAGATAGGTTTTTATGATTTTACAGGCATCTGACACCATCTTTTTACTTTCCTGCTTCCTGTACACATCCATCCGAAACGATCTCAGATCCATCCCACGGAATGCCTCCGGTATATCTGCGAATCTCAACCGTCTTGACATGACCGCTTTCTCACGGCATTTACATGGTACTGCTATTTCAACTCCGTCTTTTATTTTCAAGATCCACTCCCGACCTTCGCAAATTGGACACACATCAGAATCCTTGGAAGTCTCCGGTGTCTCCGCATTCCTGCATGAGTTCGTTGAGTGATTTTTCATGCGTTCCAGTATTTCTTCCAACTGATCCATCGTTCTCTCCTTTCAGATACTGCATAAACAAGTTCTCTCGTAAAAAGTTCTCCGGCTTTTTAATATACCGCTCTGCTGTTTTCTCCCGTCTGCATATATCTGCATAATTCTGTGCGGCCAATACCAGATCATCTTCCGGTACACCAGCCAGTACCGCATTGCAGTATTCTGTTTCAACAAGACATCCAGTACACCGTTTCGGATAGGCCGCGGCAAACTCTCCGAATTTTTCCACGGGGGATATAGGGGGTGTGTTTTGTTTTTGTTTATGTCTTTGTTTATTAATAGGTTCACTTTGTGGTTCAAACTGTGGTGCAATTTGCAGTTCACTTTGTGGTTCATCTTGTGGTTCATTTTTACTGTAATTTTGAACCACAAGACTATTTATTTTATATTGTGCTGCAAGATTCCCACCGCGCGATTTCCATTCGATGAACCCATCTGTAGCAAGCTTGTTTCTCGCTCTCTTTAACGCTGATGCATTTAATCCAGACCGAAGTCCAAGGACTGACGAGGCTACCGTAAACGTATCTGGCCACCCTGCTTTATTCGCTATGGACATTAACGCATGCCATAAGGCGATTGCAGTGTTGGGCTGCGGGTTTAGTTCGAGCCTGTCGTAAAATGCTTTTATCTCAGCTAAATAATTCAAGTTTCCACCTCCCGAATCCGAACTTCAATCCGTGGATTTTCAGCATCTATACGAAATTCATCAGAGAATCCACAGATCTGCTCCCAGCCATCATTTTTTAATACATGGCAGTTAACTAATGCATCCTGGATCACTTTTCTGCCGAATGACGATATATTGTCCAAATCACGCCTTTTATTCTTTTCCACCCACAGATATTCCATAAATACTTTTTTATTGATATTTACGTCTCTCAGGCACTTTCTGATGTACACAGAAGCAATAGCTTCATTCTGCTTTTTCATCTCTCCGCCTTTATATCTGCTTGCCTTATCCGCACGGATGAAATCATTCAGATTATCCAGTCTCCCTGGAATGATTAGTAAGTATTCCAATCTCGCGCCCCCTTCCTCTCCGGGACTAACCCCGGAGATAATAACCAGCTTCCAATAATTCGTGATATATTATTTTCTGCATAAATAGGTTTCTTTCTGCCATTTGGCAAGGTGTTTCAACCCTATAAATCCTTTACAACAATTCCATAGACCTTATACATCTCTCTGAACCGGATCACTCCAAGGCTGTGTGCCAGTGTATGGTGTTCTCTGCACAAACAGATTTTTTTATAACTGGAATCATCTACTTTTGTCCTGTCATTACCCATTCCGATTGCATCCTCATGATGAATCTCTCCATCTTTTCCGCAAATCGCACATTTTTTATGTATCAGACAATAGTAAAGGTATCTTCCTATATCATCTGTACGATCTATTGCATTGTCAGAAAGCGGTATTCCGTTCTCTAGGGCAAATTCCAGTATTGTGTTGATAAATTCCCTCGCTGTGTCCATAGAACAGTTAGAAAGGCTTAAATACGCATCTCCTGTACGCATCATGTGCTGATATTTCAGTATCTCTTTCATTTCTTCTGGAAGATATCCTGTCCAATCTGCTATATCTCTAATGGTTGCGTATGCCTTTTTTCGTTGTTCTGCAGATATGTGTCTGCCATCATCAAATCTGATCTCGGCATTTCTAATTTTCTTTCTTTGGAACATGTCCCCAAGCTTCAGATCTGGGACAGATACAACCAAGTCAGTTCCGTCTTTCCGCTCTCGATATTGTTTAATCTTTACAAGCGTGTGCATTATTTATCAACATCCTTTTTTCTGATATCATAAAGAAACACCCTTCGTTTTAACGATTCATTTCTAATGGATAATGCAACAATCTCACCATCTTTAATGATAATTTGTTCAACCTTAAACTTATCGTATGTGCTCCATTTGTTATTCTTTTGTGTAAGAGCAACATCCTTTGCAGGAATCCAAATATATGGTGCAGTGTAAAGTTCTCTTCCAATTCCCCAGTTAAAGCAAGCACGCTTGAAAGAATCCGATGCCTGTCCTTTTTCTTTTTCCGTATATGATTCAGTTCCTACATCCTGCTTCCATACCCAATGATCACCGTCTTCTGCCGGAAAATTAATACCTACATTGCAAAAGAGATTTCCATTAATTAACTCATGTTTTCTCTGCCATCTCTCTAATCCGACAGCTTCGTCCAGAATGCGCATATCACATCTGGCATCTTTATAAAGTAAAAGGCTGCAACCTTTCTCATTTACGGTCGCCACTCTGGCATCAATCTCTTTTTCTGTTAAAGCTCTAAATTCCATTATTTCTCCTCCACAATTCTGCTTGCCCACATATCAGCAAAATGTAACAACAGATACAATGGCGTTTCTTTACCGGAAATATCATATTTAAACGATCCATACAATCCATTATGCCAAAGGATAGCCTGCTCTTCTTCCTCTGTAAGCTTTATGAATCTTTCAGCGATCGCAATACTTCTCACTTCATGCGGAATATACAGAAGATCTTTATTTGTCTCATATGGTTTTGCTTCTGACTGTACCAATGGATATTCTCCATTTTCATCCTTTTTCCGGCTCTTAATCATATTAGGTACATAGTTTGGTTTTCCATAATCTCCCATCTTTCCAAGATCATGTAGCAAAGCACAAATGATAATGGCATTATGTGCTTTATCTGATAAAATTTCTGTCCTTTGTGTCAATAAAAATGAAATATCCTGCATGATTATAAGAACATTCCAACTATGTTTTGCTAAACCTCCCTCTTTTGCCAAATGGTTAGAACCCGAACACGGAGCCGTAAAAAATCCATCATTTTTCATGGCTGCAATCAAATCTTTCATTCCATCTCTTTCAGTGGACATAAGTTTTTCCACAATTAAATCTTCAAATTCTTCCATCTTTCTTTTATCCTCTCTTCCTCTGATTCAATATCTGCCATCTCTTCACGTCTGGCTTGTTTCTCATATAATCTGTGTCGGCGTTCTCTGTCCCTCTCGTACTCTTCGAGCATATCGAGGCTGTCCGGTATGTAATCATTCATATCTGTGAGAAAATCCCTCCCCATCATCGTCTGTGTTGGTAATCAGCTTTCTTGTACCATACACAAATTCACCATGAATACTTCCGTCGGTATGCCATGAGACTTCACCGGCTTCTATGCCTAAATCTTCCAGTGTTCTTTCAAATTCATCCAGTGCATCCTTGAGTATTCCTAAATCCTTCCATGTCAAACTAGGCGCTGCCATTTAAAAATTCCTCCATTTCCATCTGTTTAAAATCTGTAGATAAAACCATGTATTTGACAGCTTTCTCTTGCTGTTGCTTCATGTACTGCTCGTCCCGGCATTCTTCACACATGTTTCCTTCACCGGGATCTAAACTGCATCCACAGATTCTGCATTTTCTGTAAATCATAAAATCACGCTTTCCAAAAATTTAACTATGTGTTACAATAAACGCAGAAATACTTTTGTATTCCTACGTTTAAATAGCACCTGCGTTCGCCAAAACATTCAGGGTGCTATTTTTTTGTCCTCAAATTCGCCCAGGAACTCAACATCAGCGTCAAGCTTGTCCTTCCGGCGGATCATGTTAAAGTATGCTTTCCGATTTTCTTCCCGGCGTTTCTCAACATCCAAGATCACAACTCCAATAAGTGCAACCACCGCACCGAGAGCTGTTGCGATCAGCAGAAAAACATAATACGTTCCATCCGCATCGAGCATTCCACCCAGAAACATAATTCCAAGCCCTACCGCTATAAATACTTTACTGATCTGCTTCATTTTCCACCTCCTCGTTGTCTGCTCTCGGTTCGATACCGAGAAACTTGTCCAGTTTTGCCCGGAAGATAAAATACTGATAATTCTTAACCTTCGAAGTTGGCTTTATCACGCTTCCGAGATCCCACCGCCCGGCTTTCATCTGGCGTCTAAGGTATTCCACGTTGCATCCAATCTCGGCGGCGGCTTCTTTTACTGTTAAGCGTTGGCTCACTCTTCATTACTCTCCTTTCTGTCCTATTTATTGGACTGGTGTTGTGGTAATTATTTTGACGGAATGGTTTTCCGCTCATTTTCAAACTTAATAAGATCTTCCTCATAAACTCGGTATTCCCTCCCTAGCTTGATTGCATTAAGTTTTTTCTTGCGAATCCATTCCCATACTGTGATAACCTTGACTTTGTATCTCTCTGCAACTTCATCACAGGTATACATTTTAGACAAAAATATCCCTCCTTTTTGTATGTTATTTATACTTGTGTTTACTTCGGTTTAGTGATATATTTATCTTGTCAAAGCGAAATATATCATTATTACGAATTATCTCGTGTTAAGAATGAGTTGGCTCGTTTTACCGAGGTATGTACATACTATACCTCGGTATACCGAATTTGTCAATACTTTTATTTCGTTTTCACGAGATAATTTTAGAAAGGGAAAAGTATGTATGAAATATTTGAAAAACTATGTCAAGAAAGAGGAATAACACCTTATCGCTTCTGCAAGGATACTGGCATCAATTCCTCTACAATAAGCACCTG